GCGCCTGTGAAGCTGATTGTATGACCCTGATCGGAAAGCGTAGCTGTACCGAGACTGGCAGAACTTGTTGCCGAACCTTTGAGGACCATATGGAAATTTGATTTTTTGTTTGTTGCGCTTACGGCACCAGTTGATAGATTGAAGATCTCATCTGCGCCATCGGTTGTGACTGTAACAGTGCCATCGGCAGCAAGCGTAACATCAAATTCATCATAGAAGATAAAGTCATTGTCAATCGTAGTTCCATCAGCTTCACGAACTGTTTTGATATAAGAAGATGGAATATTGAATACACCAGTATTAAACTTAGTTTCGCTAAGTACAGTATTACCAGTTGTTACTACGCTATCTGCAACGCCATCGTATGTGCTATCATCAAAGTAAACACCACGAACTGCGCTGATATTGTTTGCAGTCATTGCGATGTCATAAATGTACATGTTATACACGCAATCAGCATCACCCTTTTCGCCAGATGAATGCTCGAATGCTCTTACACGAGCTTCACCAATTTTAGTTCTACCAGTAACACTTGAGGTAGAGAATGTGCCGTTTGAAATCGCATTGAATGGAGTATCATAGAAAGAAACTCTATCGTGGCCATTAATGTCCCATGTACCAACTGCTTCATTTACCTGAATATAGTTGCCATACTGCATTGTAATAGGTAGATCATCAACTGTTTCGTAATCTGTACCCTTATCGATAGCAGCAACACGAGATGACACAAGATCGGTTTCAAATCCTTTGATGTATGCCTTACCTGGAGCAACTGTGATCGCAAGTTTATTTGAATCGCCGCCCTGACCAGCAGTATAGTAACCACCGTTGTTCGCAGTGTTAAGATGTTCTCTTGCCTTTGCGTATAAACCTTTTACGATATAGTCACCGGATTCGTCGTAGGTTCTTCTTGCAATGTAATCATTAATGATAGAATACATTGGCTTATCTTGTTTCATATACGGATCGCCGTTCTTAATCCGCATTCTTTCCACGAAGTTTTCATCATCAGTCGCAGTCAGACTTTTGACTGTAATGACTGGATCAAGCTTTAATCTGTTAGCGCCGGGAGCTGCATAGTTATAAGAACCCTGTGCAGGATCTAAAAGAGTCGTGTCACTGTCTGAACTCACGAGTGATTCATTGATCTTAAATCCTACTTTCAAATTAGTGTTTGCATCATACCTACCAACAATGGTATTGCATGAAGGAACACGAATGAAGTGATCTTTGGCATAAAAAATGCCCTCACCAAAAGAAATTCTGGAACCAGTACCAGTAGCAGTAACAGTTGCATTTGCTGTAACTACATTAGCAGAAAGAGATGTGTTTGATGTTAAAACCTCTCCGCTTTGAAAAGCTGCTGTTGTTCCGAGAGTTCCTGAACTGGTGTATCGAATATAAAGAGTCTTGATGTTTGGATTATTTGCTTCCGCACCGTCAAGAGAATCAATTACGTATGCCTTAACACCGGTTGTACTACCAGTGATTGTTGATCCTACGAATGCTGCAGCATTTACAGTTGTACCATTTTGATCTGCATCTCTTAATTTCACAAATTTCAGATTTCTATCATAGTTCATTTCTAGGCCGCGAACAGTGCTGCCTTCTTTGAAGATATGCTCGCCGAACCGATCAATTTGATTTTGTAAAATTGATTGAAGCTGTGTGAGCTCTCTTGCTTGAACTGCTAGACCAGGACGGAATAATACTCGATGAAAATTTTTCGACTCATCAAAATCATCATAATATGGATCGACATTGAGGTTTGTCGATAGAGATGCAGTGTTTGCGAATGCCATTCAACTAAATCCTTAGAACTTCACTACGAGTTTAATGTCTTCGATCTGATCAGAGGCGCGTGAAATTGGTCCACGGTTTTCAACATATACATGATCTCCAGTATATGGAACCAATCCACTTGCTCCTGGTAATGTAATAGTACTGAGTGTTCCAGTAATACCACTCGTCAAACCAGTTACTGTTTCAGATGTACTGAACGAGCCGTTTGAAACTGAATCAATGATATGAACAACACCTGTAGTATTTGCTGCATTTGTGTTTGCAAATTTTACAAATTTACCAACAGCGCCCGATGTACCACCACGGATTGTTTCATCTAGCGTGTAATCACCAGTACCAGAAACACTCGTGAGTGTTAGGCGAGTTGTCTGGTCATAGCGAGTTCCAGTAGCAACAGCGCCGTTGGCTAGTTGAGGATCACGAAGCAGACCAATTGTTCTGAAATCATTGACTGTTGGGAATGTATTTGACTCAGCACCTGAAAGCTGAACATTCAAAATTACATTGTGTGCAGCAAACTCACCGACTGGATCAGATCCGTGACCACCCGGAGGCGAAACATACGCTACCGCAGTAGCACCAGAACCATGAGATGAGTTACCAGTAAGTGTGACCGTGGCTTCAGAATAATTACTTCCTGTAGAAATCATTGTGACTTGATTTACAGCATTTGAAGATGCGGTAGTGACATTTGCAAAAGCAGTAGCGCCGGTACCGTCACCACTAATAGTAACTTTAGGCCCAATAACATAAGTAGATGCAGTATCTGGGACAACAGAAAATACAGACGCAAGCTGTACTACTTTTGTAGCACCGTTATAGTCGACAATTTCGCGAACCTGACCAGAACCAGTACCAGAAGCAATATACAGCGCTGATCCGTTGTAGATATTATCAGTCGTATTTGCACCAGCAGCAAGTGTCATTGTATCACCATCAGCTACTGCGGCGAGTGTACCGGAATTGGTCATGTATAATGAACCCGCAGTGCGAACATCAATAATATCAATTGAACCGTTTGCTGCCGTTGCCTGAACATCCCATTGTGCAGAGCCATCATCTGATGTGAGTGTCTTGATTGGCGCCCAGTTATCTGTCAAGAATTTAAGTGCTGAACCAGCATCGATCGTATACATAAACTTCCACTTGTATCCATCTGCAGTTGCTAGAATTGAAGTAGAAATACCAGTAGGCTCGACTGTAGAAGTTGCGCCCTTGTTATTAAACATGCACTTGTATACGTTATAGGAACTACTTACAACATAATAAGAGTTGGAACTGGCTGGCGCATCAAATAGAGTTGTTGATGTGGTATCATACTCTCTGTATACAGTCCCAGTAGTCCAGTTATACCGAGGAACAGCAAAAGTTACATCAGCTGATTGCACTCTTTTAGCAGCAATCATCTTTTTCCAGTTATCGTACTCTGTCTGCTGAATGCTGTCCGTGGGTGTGGGTGGATTAGCATCATCTGGCCACGCTGATACACGTGCGATGTACAAATACATCTTAGTAGATGCCGCTTCACTAAATGCCTCGTGGAATTGTTCAGCATTATGAACGCGGAATCTTCTTGTTACTGTTCCTGGCATTGTATTTCAATCCTCATGACTAGCCATTTTAGTTTATTTATAATTAAGAGCTGGTGTTGGCTACATAAAATACGGCATTTGATAGTGTGTTAGCAAAGTAATTAGTCTTCAGACTCAATGATGTGTTAGAATATGTAGCATTTGTAAAGTATGCTCCGTTAGTAGACCTTACTGAATCAACAATCAGAAGTCTTGTATTGCTCGATGGTACCTCAACTTGGAATATAGTATTATTACCATAGACGAATGATGATGATCCCAACAAGCTTATGGGCACGTTAGCGTAAGCATTTACAGTCACTGCCGCGTAAGCACTGATAAGAGCACTATTGGCAATAAACAGATTACCCGTGCCTAGTGTAAATACAAGAATATCAGTTTCGGCAGTCGCTACGGTAGTTGTTGCTTCAAGTGTATTGTAAGTAATTTCTGGTGATGTATTCGCTACAGTTTCTATATATTCGGATTCGGTATCAGAAACAACTGTTGGAATATCGATAGAGAATTCTGATTCAATATTATACTTGATTGATGACTGATCGATTGACACAACTGTTGTGTCAAGACCTGAATACAGTCGAATTCGACCAAACATCTTCGTGCCAGCAGGATGTAAAATATCCTGCACGAGCTGTCTATAAGTATTTGTAAATTGATCGCTTTTAATTTCGTAAGAGAATTCTTGATAGTAATAATTGTCTTGTAGCTTATTATTCCAAGATAGCCAACCCTTCGTATCAATATATTTACCAGGATAATTTACTACACCAGAAATATTTGGAACACCAACAGCACTCTGAGTACCTGCTCTGGTTAAATTTTGAATTGTGACAGATTCATAGCGACTGTAGTCAGATCCAAAATTAGCAACGCGAACAGTACTAATTGCGCCTGGCGCGTGTTCAGATATGATTGCAGCATTTTTACCTTTATAGCCGCCATCTGGATCAGGAGTATTTAAAGCAGCAATACTTTCCTCTACAACGGTCGCCGACGGTAATGTAGGACTGTATCCATATCCGTAGTTTGTTGTCGAAATGGAATTGATTGTTCCAAACGTCGTGTTAACAAAATTCAGACCCGAAATAATTGTGGAAGAAACATTTGCCAGTGCAAGGTTAGCACTTACAGAAGATGTGTTTGCACCAAGTGAAACAAATTTTGGACCAGTATTTAATACAACATTTGCCATGGGCAAAATTGTATCTTGACAAATAGGAATTACTTCTGTATTTGCGAGCGTGTCAATAGTAAACGCTGTTTCTAAACCAGATCCATGATTGATAGTAATCGTTGCGTCTAATGAGTAACCAGAACCACCTCTCTCAATAGACCACTGTACCGCACTATCCCCAGTAGTTTCAACTACTACGCCGTTTGCGCCTGATCCTGTAGTTGCTAGAAATTTTACACTATCACCCTCTTGATGAAATGCACCACCTTTTTGAACGGTGACTCCCTGCAGTGGACCAGATACAGCAAATATAGATCCGAATACTGTATTATCATCAGATAGCGCCACTTTTTCATTGTCTTGAAATGTTCCATCGATATCTATGAGATAAAACTCATCGACGAGAACACCACTACTGAGACCAGCAACTATGTTATCAATACGAGCCGTTGCACCGCTTGTTAATCCAACGATTGATTTATTTTGAAATGCTTCCGTACTGTATGATGCAGATTTTGGAGGACCAACTCTAATCGTATTTTCTAAAACCCATCTACCATCTGATGCTCGAAGAATATCTTCTCCTGGATAATAAAATTCAATCTCTTCATCATACAGTACACGA